TGCGAAAGTGGAACCAGAGCCTATTATTGTAGAAGGGGATAAGGTTGAACATAAAAAACTCAACAAGGATGCAGGGGAAGTGTGAGATGGGGGGTGTTACTTCGCCTGGTTAATTCCAATACGGACATGGCAACGATATTTTCTTACATGCGCAACAAATCACAAATGATATAATTGATGTAAAAGATGGTAATTGGAACACAACTTGCTTAGATTACATATTTGGGCCAAAGGATAGTAGTGAAATGAATAATAAGTTCCAGGTCTATACTGGCGATTTACTACTGAATATTCCTAAACAACCACAAAACTAAATGACCCATCGCCAATCAGATCTTGTAGACTATATGTCTTATAGCCATTTACACTAGAAATCAATGAGCCCTCCCCCTCTAAGACTAACTCATAGTCTCCAGCATTGGAAGATGTAATTTTATTATATGCCGCATACTCACTGACATCAATCTTAATATTTGTGCGTGTAACCTCACAGCGCGCACAAGCAGTAGTTAAGCGGTTAACCCCAAACCATGATGTAACACCAGCAAAGTCTTTTCTATCAAATGGCTCTGAGCGCAAGTGTAAATATACCTTAATAGTCATTGACTCACGGGGAATTGGAATATCAATCAACTCAACAAAAGCTGTGGTAGGAATAAAAGGACCAGGTACTATTAGATCATATGTATAAGGAAAGCGCTTAAAATCAAGCACTTCCTTAATTTTCAAAAACTCCAAAGACTTATTTCTCCATCCCCAATGATAGTTATCAACTTCTGACGAATAAACATATTTATCTGAAAATGGAGCACAGCTCAGAGATGCAGTGGCCTTTGTTATTTTTTCCTTAGCTAGCTCAGCAGTAAATCCATTCGTATTATTATACATCCATGTATAATAGTGACGATCCATGTTACAGTGGTGTAGCCAGAATACAGGATCAAATGCTGATATACTCACGTCACTCATTACCCCACCCTGACCACCAATAATATCATGAAGTTGATTATGTGGTGTTTCTAGTGGAACATAAAGAGAAACATTTCCAGTCTTTACCTTAGACACAGGCATAGAACTAAACTGCTCATAAGACTTGGCATATAGCGCATTATTTAACTGCTTTTTCACCACATTAATCTGTGCCTTCTGTACAATAGTGTGTGGAGTAAAGAATCCACAGCGATATGTCTTTGACTTAATTCCGTGAAAATAGAAATACGCATGTGCTAGAGGATTCTCCACCGTAATCTTCTTCTTGTTATAGTAAATAGTGATTGTTTCCTTATTTAAAAAGTCAAAGTTATCAGCCCCGCGCGTTAAATCTAAATAAGGCAGTGTAATATAGGTAGAGTTATCAGACTTATTATACTTATTAAGTAATAACTCAAACTGATATATATAGGGTGTATGCCAAGCAATAAAACTATAGACACTATGCTTACAGTAAAATGGCTCACCAGTCTCACCCAACTTTGTTACAGTTGCTACATCAGTTGGACAAAGTACACCAGCATCGCCAGGCTTAAATGTTGCCCCATGAATCCCGCAAATACGATACCAATCGTCAGAATCTACCAAATTCTTCAGTGCCATAATAAATCGCCCAAAATTCTCAGGATGTCCCTCTTTAAGATCTACAATATTCAGTCGCTTATGTCTACCATATAATGCCATAATATGACTTTATATTCTATACAAATATTTTAAACCTGTAAAAATTCCCGCCCATCTAATAACCAAATAGCAATCCAGCACGCCCGCCATACACTCTTAGAATGGCATATGTCTCTGCCCATATATACACTGTGTAAGAGGGTACATCAGATACACGCACCGATCCAGCAAATGGCTTGAAGTTTAGCGCTAGTTCTATATTTGGAATCTTATCTAGATTCGCATGGCCCATGAAATTTGTCAATCCATATTCTTCATGCTGTGTGCCAAAGGGTAGATGATAATAATATTTATTATGCCAAGGAGTCTTGCGCTGTTCAAAGCTTGATAATATGCTGCGAAAGAGTACTGGCGCATCTGTTGCGTATCTAATTAGCCGCCCCTCGTATACAAGAGACAGACTTGTGATAGGTTCCGAATCCAATGAAGAATATGCTGGAACAAGTGGCAAGAAGGTCTTTGTATTCAAGCCAGAAGCATCTGGCCACCAAGGAGCTATTCCACCTGGGGCAGATAAGTCTCGCGTGGCAAGAAAGGGAGCATTCAAAAGATCAGCATCAGTTCTATGACACATGAAATAGATCTCTCGTGTTGGATTAGGAATTCTCATTGGAATTCTAACAGCCGGTGCGCCATTTGTTTTATAAGAGCTAGCATAATGCTGAACAATAGGATAACTCAAATCTCCCAAGCGAATCCTATTTGCTTCAGGTTTATCTAGATATACATATTCAAGTAATAAATATGCCGATTGTATATTATAATTAAGTGACATAGAAATTGCTGGAACTTGGGAGACTTTTTGTGATTGTGATGTATCTCCTGTCAAACCATATACAAATGTTCCATTGATAGGATCTGAGTAATAGAATGGGCTAGATTGTAATTGGGAAAGCAGGGTGGTTCCATTAGGAACATCTATACAGCCTGCTTTTGCATATTGTGCTGAGCCTCCTGTATCAGACCCATTAGAGCCAGCTATTGTGCGAGAGCCTGTGGTATAGATAGCACCTAAATCATTAAATGTTACAGATAGTTGAACAGCATCTGTACCAACTGCGTCAATTGGAAAAGCATCAGACGGGTCTCCGCGGGCGAACCAGAAAGGTAGCGGTGTTACTACTTGCTGGTTTGTTACATTATACCCATTTGATGATGGGGCAAATCCTGAATCATATCTGCCAAGCAGACGATTCACAGTTGTGACTTTCTCAAGAGGTGTGTGGAATTCATCTAGGACTTCCATGAGCCGTCCGTCCAAAGTATCAATGGCTGTTGCGCCGATCAAGAACTGCGTCTGCTGAATAAGAGCGTGGCCAATTGAGTTTGTCCATCCAAATGTTGGACCAACAAAGGTTTTTCCATTTGTCAAACACCAAGCACGAGCTGCTTTTTGTTGTGTACTAATATCTGGCATAGTTGTCACCAGAAATGCTCGAGTTATTAAATGGCCTCTACGAGGCAGAGTAGCTTTTGCCGTTGAGCCAAAGGCCGGTTGATTATCAAAATCTACTTGAACCCATTCTGTTGTAAAACGCCCAGCACGTACAAAGGCTTTTAGGAAGCTATCTGTGCGGGGCTGGCCCTTTGGAGGAAGAAGACGTTCGTCTTGAAGGCCCGAATGTAAAATACGAAGGAGGCCAGCCGATGCCATCTGTGTGGCAGCCATGAAAAAACTCTAAGTAGTTAGAATGAAAGGCTACCACATATATTTCTTCTTCCTGAAATTCTTGGTAGTAGTACAATTTGTATTACTATTTATGCAAAAGACACTTCTAACAGAGGGTATATTTATGGGGATTGAGGTCCTTTTCAAGTTATCATTAGGACTCTTCATACCAATCTATTTCTATTTTAATCGTCTTCCAGGAATTGATTATGGGGATCGCTTAATCATGTGCTTTGCTGGTGGATATTTGATATATACAATTGACTTTCAGAAAATATACGATCTAATCCGCAAAAACACGGTTGGCAAGCCCGTTTTGAAAGCGGAGCCACTCTAGACGTGTTACAAAAACCTTTATTTCCCAATCTAATTCGTATGATCCTCCAGGAGGTGTTATATCCAATGTCAAGCGGACCGTTTGTAGACGGGACGCATTTGCTGTGCCAGAGGGTTGATGATCTCCTGGCTTATTAGCAAAAGAGTAGCCATATATATAGCTATTAAAAGCTGCTATTCCGCCCTTATGGGCTTGTGATATGTGTTGACGAAACCAGATTTCATCTGCCTGAATTAGTTCAATTCCATTGAACTGGATTCGTGCTGATTTCAGGAGAGGCGTACGTGGATTGTATATGGGATCATATTCAGGTGTTATTATAGCAGAATAATTTGTCCATTCATTATTATTTGCCGTTGCCTTTCGCCGCACAAACCATAGAATCTCCTCCATTGGATGATTCACTTCTAGAGGAAGTTGGATCTGGATTGTATCTGCCGTTGACTTATTAATTATATATTTCAGCGGCTCTGAAAATGTGAATGTCTGGGCTGTGCGTATGAGGCTGTCAAATGAGTCGCGGAGAATTCTTTTCCGCATTTCACCGTCTGTATGAGCGGCATAGGTGATGAGCTGGATATTCTTGAACTGTGGAGACGTTGACGATGTATTTACTGTAATAGGTGTTGTGCCATTGAGGAGATTTACAGTCTTACCGAGGGGTGTATCAAGTGGTGTTGGGCGCCGGCCACTGAGGCGACGTACACATTCTTCAAAGGGGCGAAATGTCACATGGATTCGCACAGAGCCTTCCTTGACTGCTAAAAGGGGAAATGCTTCCTGGAGTTTAACACGTTGAAAGAAGAATGGGAGTGGAATAAAGATAGTTCCAGACTCTGTTGGAAAGGGGCTTGATGATGGGGGTTGGGTGGAAAATGGTCTGCGACCTAATCCATCTATGGCAATTCCATACTGATTATTCACATCTGCGAAAAGAAGGCTCACGACATTTAGAAAGTCTCCGTCAACAGTTTCAATAGTCTGCCCATCAATTTCTAGCTCAGCTTGGGCTAGAATCACAGTTCCGAGACTATTGGCATAGGCCCAAGGATCTTCAGATGGTGCGTAGGTATATGTGCCTGCTTGGAGTCTTAGAATCGTCGTATCGTCAAACCAGTGTCCTAGGCCAATCTGTAGGACCGTGCTCATAAGAACATCCCCGCATTTTACTGAACCTATGTCAAAGGTGAAGCGTTGTCCGAAGGCTGTTGGGCCACGGAAAGGGAATTGCTGGACTGATAGACTAAATGGCCGAATTCTGTGTTCGGAAGGAAGCCACCATGTTTTCTCAGCAGATAAGGGAAATAGCTCACCATCTTGGAAATCCCGAGGGGTGAGATCTAGGAGTGTGACAATGTCGCCGACTGGGCGACTCAGGCCTTCCATCTATATGGGTTATTAAAATGGCTTCTTATGCCTGTTCATTAAGAGCTGGTCTAAAAATATGAATGTAAAACTATGTATAATGCTCCGTCTGCTTTCCATTACTGCCCTCTTTTTTCTGGGCTCAGCGCGCCGTTCCTATATTGCCCCTGATGGCCCAAATGCCTGTGTGAATTTCCAGATTGGGGCTAATACGGGCTGTGATTGGATGTGTAATTATTGCGCTAACCAGCTGGGTACAAATAACTACTATTTCACAACAGGTGTATGTTCCTATGAATCCGGTGGATGCGTTGGAAATCCACAGACGGGCGTTACCTATACATGCTGCTCGGTGTAATAGTCTACCAATAAGTAGAATGTCAGTAAAAAAAGATTTGATTGATTATGTAATAAAGCATGAAATACCTCCAGAAGCCTATCAAAGAATTAAAGAGTTTTGTAAGAGTCAGACACCGCGTTCATTAATCTTATATAGAGGTCATAGTAGTTCAAGAGTAATTAGGGATAGCCCTTGGTATTCAGCAAGCAAAAAATTAGAAGTAGCACGGAATCAATTTGCCTCTAAGGACTGTTGTGTATTTAAGATTCATTTAGTAGAAGTTCCAATTATTAATATAAATGAAATTATTGATGATGAAATTGGTGATCGTACTGAAGAAGAGGAATGTATATTTTTAGGTGGTGGTATATTTTACAAGGATGCGTCACTGACTGAGAAGGGATTTACCGACAATGGAAAGGGTAATTTTGAATGTTGGTATAAGATTGAATCAAAACCGCAATTTAATTTACAAAATATATTGAACACAATCCCTGAAGAGGAATATGAGTTTATAAATGGACCTGATAATATTATTGGGTTAGGTTTAACAAATAATCAAAAAGCTTTGGTATATAAAGAAATAGAAGAAAGGAAAAAACAAAAAGGAGGTACAAGTAGAATGAATTCTGAAAAAGAGGGGGATAAAATATTTGAAGATGCTTTAAAAATGATAGAAACTGCTAAAACTGAACGTGAGCTACAGGCAACAATCTGGAAATTTAGTGCAGCTTCTGAAAAGTATGAAGAAGCAGAACTATATATAAAAGCTGCTAATTGCTATAATAATATCATAGAACTACTTGAAAATATAATTTTAATGGCTGATGAAAGTCGCAGCTTAGGGTATTATGAAGCCCTTGGAGGAATGTATAAACTATTAGGAATAACATATGAAAAATCTAAAATGTATAAAAAAGCAGTATTAGCACATCAAAAATCTGAAGAGGCTTTTGATATATATATAGAGAAATCTATTAAGAAATCTTCTAAATATGAAAGAGTTGCCCAAAGTTTTAGAAATCTTGCGAATAATATTAATAGGCCTAATAATAGGGGAGCACTCCGTGAAATGGGAGCACTCCGTGAAATGAAAAAGGAAATAAGAAAGGCAATGAATGCTTCAACAGCTGCTTTTGAGAAACAAAAGGGTATGTCCAATATGTGGCACCCTACAGCTCATGGACGTGGAGCTACTCCTAAAAGCAAGAGTAAGACTCGCAGCAGAAATTCGCCTCCAAGACGCAGAACACGGCGCGCTTAATTCAAAGAAAAAGGCTCCCCACGCCCTTTTTCAATCTGATACAGAGTATAGCCTTCAACAAACACACGTAGCTCACTGCTAGTACCATCAGGAACTGCTAAATCTATGTAAAAGGTTGGCTTATCTGCCGTGGTGAAATTCACAGCACCTGTTATTTGACTCTCAAATCGCAGCGGTGCTATAGATCCAAGACCCCAATTCATGGTATTGATTTCGGTTCCAGAATCCAGATCCTCTTTTGCGAAATTCGTGATATCACGCCACACAAGAGAATCACGAGCTGTTTCCCGTGTCTGACCAGCTATTAATAGACTCACCGAATTGTAATAAGGCCCGGCATTTGTATTTACCTTCCACAAGCGATTTGCTAATATATCGCTAGCTCCTCTGAAAAACCAGATAAGCCGCCCTGTGGGATGACAGCCATCTAAGCGCCTATTTACAAAAGACGCTCCACCAGCGACTACATTAATATAATCTTTACTACCTTGAGTGAATATATTTTCATATATACGTTTATAGGGAATTTGTAGGCGTTTTGCGCAAAGATCATCTTGAATCTCGCGAGTTGTATATACCTGGCGTGATTCAAGTTCTAGCTTCAAGGGATCAATAGCTGAGCGCGCAAGAGTTGTGAAAAAGGTTGGTGAGCCACCTTGGCTTGTTACTATCTTAAAGGTCTGTCCCCATGGTGTAGGCTTCTCTCGTCCATCAGATGCTTCAACCAAGTCTTCCAGTTTCCGCAGCTTACATCTGATACGAAAGGTATGAGATGTGACAGCGCGCTGTGGGAATCCTCTGCCTTTTTGGCATCCTATAAGCGGTAATTCAAGGCGAAGGGTATGTGGAGCTCCATTTCTAGCAATAGATAGTGGCGAGCCGTCATGAGTACCTGTTAGTATATCAGTGACAAACCCGTGACCATATGTACCTTGGATAGAAGCATTTGCCCACAAGGCATCGCCACTGAATTCCTGTAACAGGATCGTGTCCTGATAGAACTGTATCTGCTCAAAAAGAAAATACGCAATTCCACTTGTATATCCATAACATACTCCTGATACGTCTGTTATTAGGCTGTTCTGTGATTGAGCAGCTATTTGACGTGGGAGCCAAGTCGGAAGAGTTATGCGAATAACAGGATTTGTCATAATATCGCCAACAAGATCCAGATCAAAATCCACAGATCTGCCAAATTCAGATGCCGTACGTGTAGGTATACTGCGCAGCTCGGTCGTTGAAGGTGCCTGGAATTCGTAGGAGTTGTCAAAGATAAATTTACTTGTTGGTAAATCTTTCATGAAATACTCATCCTTATTACCTCTTGAGACGAGTTCGTATAAAGAACCCTCTGAGGAGGCAATCGTGTTCATCTGTCTTTGTCTTTAGAATAGCATTAAGCTCTTACACCTACTTGTTAGATACTGAGGGAGTATTAGCACCAGTAAAATCTGTGAAATCAATAAGCACACGGGAAATACCCATCATAATCAGCGATGAGTAAGAAAGTTGTGTAAGAGTCATTACCTTCAAGGTAACCTGGCAAATAGGGCTTCCCATAGTCATTAGCCCTGTAACAAATCCCCATACATTATCCGGAACACAAACATAATCATATAACTTTGCTACGCCATAATGAATACTATATGTGAGAAACACTGAGCCAACACCCTTTGCCACGGTGTTCATTATAGATTTGTTGGTGAAATTCTTTAAATGTACTGTAATAGATGAGCCTTGTCCAAAGAGCGGTAAGCTATTTAACAAACCTAGGAACTGCGGCTGTTGGTGGCAAACCTGAAGGCTTTTCGGATGGCAGCCAACAACCTCAATCTGTTACAGTTGCCTCCGAAGCAGTTGTTGGTCTTACATTTATGTGGATACTTGGAGTTGCCGTATTTGTATTCGTAAACGCGGCAGGAGCTGCGCGGATGTCATGGTGCTACAATTCGTTTATTGGAACACCCGATGGTCTTAAGTTAGTCTACGCTGTTTTAGCATTCATGTTCTGCGGTCTATATTATCCATTTTATGCCGTATTCTTAAATCCGGTATGTGCCATAAAACGTTTAAACAAGTAATTACTCGGAGAATTGCTTCTTGAGTTCATCCGTTGCTTTTAGAGCATATGTAGCTACTTTTTCGGCATCTGAAGGAAGTACCATATGTCCGATTCTTCCATACCGAGGAAATTCTATTGTTTGCGTCTGTGGCTCGCCGTTGGCAATCCACAGATCCAAATATATCTTTGTTTGTTTATATCCATATTCTGTGTCAGGAATACCCAGTCCCTTCAGACGCTTCAGAATCGTAATTGCTTCTGTTAGACGTGTTTCCTTGCTTTTTAGCATGTACCTAAAATTATCCCAGATTACTTAAATAGGCCGAATATGGTGTAGTATTAAAACCCCGTGTCACATCTGTGAACATATTCTTATCATTATAATTCGCAAAGGTAATTGTGTTAGAAAGTGCTATTGTGCTCGGGGATGTTACAACTGCCCCAGCATTACTAGCACGTATCAGTGTAAGAAGATTTCTGTAGCGTGAAGCCTCTTGATTACGCTTTATAATATCACTTGCGTCCATGCTATTTTAGGCCTAAGAAAGAAGCAGGGTGAATTAAAAGAATGTGTGGCATTTGGCTACGTATTGGAGGAAAGCTAGTCGCTCACGAGCAGTTATTAAATAGTGTAAAAGGTTTGGAGAAACGAGGGCCCGAGGGAACTAGGGTTCTAGATCTGGGTGATTCTCAATGGGTCTTTACGCGGCTGGCAATTAATGGGTTGAATGATGATGGTATGCAGCCCTTCAAGACCGAAGGCCTCACATGGATGTGTAACGGTGAGATTTACAATCATGCCGATATTTCTACGAGCACTGGTGTTCCCAATAAATCTGGATCAGATTGTGAGGTACTTGGAGAATTCTGGAAGAGCTGTGATCCTGTAGCATTTGCCCGCGGTCTAGATGGAGTTTTCGCTCTTGCCCTAACCGATGGTATTAAGACCGTGGTGGCTCGTGATCCATATGGTGTTCGTCCACTCTTCTATGGCAGAGCACATACGGGAAAGGCCTTATATTTCGCCAGTGAGCGCAAGGCGCTTGAGGACTTTGTTGAGATGAGCTTTGTATTTCCTCCAGGAGAGATATGGGTAATTAATAATGAGTCGCCAACTGAAATTACAAAGCACACCTACCACACAATTCCCTGGATTAAGCAGCCTGTCGGCGTTGATTATTTTGCCTCTATTCGCTCAGGACTAGAAGCAGCTGTATCTAAGCGGATGTTAACGGAGAGACCTGTTGCCTGCCTCCTAAGTGGCGGCCTGGATTCTTCGCTAATTGCTGCTCTGTGTCAGAAGCAGCTAAAGGCCGTCGGAAAGCGTCTTAAGACTTATAGTATCGGAATGACCGGTAGCAGTGATTTGGCATTTGCGCGTAAGGTGGCAGATTGGATTGGCTCAGATCATAGCGAGGTTGTTGTTAGTGCCGATGAAATGTTCGCAGCAATTCCTGAGGTAATTCGTGATATAGAGTCATATGATATCACAACTGTACGCGCATCTGTTGGAAATTGGCTAGTGGCAAAGTATATTCGGGAGCACAGTGATTGTAAGGTTGTGTTTAATGGCGATGGTTCAGATGAGGTCTGGGGGTCATATTTGTATTTCTATAAGGCACCGAATGATTCACAGTTTGAGTCGGAGGTTCAGCGCCTGCTTCGGGAGATTCACTTATACGATGTGCTTCGCTCAGATCGGTGTATTAGCTCACATGGTCTAGAGCCTCGGACACCCTTCCTGGATAAGCAGTTTGTGGCATTGGCTCTGGCTGTTCCCACCGAGTTAAGAAGGCCTATGTCTGATCAGTGTGAGAAGTGGTTGCTTCGCATGGCTTTTTCTCGCACCGGTCTTCTGCCAGACGAGGTGCTATGGCGGCGCAAGGAGGCTTTCTCAGATGGAGTTAGCTCAAAGGAGAAGTCGTGGTTTGAGGAGATTAAGGAGCGAGTGGAAGCTGCTGGGCTCGGTAAGGGATACGCGGAGGCTACACTTCCATCAGCCGAGGCTTCTTGGTATATGAGTCTTTATAAGAAGTGGTACACCAAGACAGGTGATATGTGGTCTTACTGGATGCCTCGTTGGTCTCCTGAGACATCTGATCCAAGTGCGCGGACACTTGTATTATAGACCAGTGGGTATTTGAAATATATAGAGCTCTAAAATTTGAATTATCGGGTGGGATTAACAGAAAGTCCCCTATGCCGTGTCTAGCAAGACGCACAACATGGGAAAAGACAAAGTGTCGTATAGGAAATAGTAATCTACACGCATCAATTGCGAAGTTATGTAAAAGGGAATGTACTGGCACGCTTTGTACAAAGTGTGCCGCTATGCCTGATATTACTTATGAGAATGCCAGGCAGTATAGAGGTCTGCCTGTGAGTGGAAAGGCTCAGTCACGAGTGCGTCATGGTCTGATCACCGAGGAGATCCCAGCAAAATCCCATATTTATGGGTCGGCATGGTATTTGGCAAAGGTTGCTAAGCACGGCGAGCCGCCGCTAGAATGGCTTACTCAGGCACGAGCAGCTCATGCTGAAGTGGCTGCTGCCTCCGCCACCGCAGGGGCGGTAGAGACCGCAGGGGCGGTAGAGACCGCAGGGGCGGTAGTGGTAGAGCCCGCACCCATTCAAAGTGCTGGTGCGACAAATATAGAAATGGTAAAGAAGTCCAAAAAGCCGAAGACATCAGGAAAAGAAACTATAACATCCTTCGCAACTATTAAAGTTCTGTACGAGGAATCAGAGACCGCTCCTGTGTGTTTGAACACAGATAGCATGAAGATAAAGAAGGAGGTTCATGGTGAGACAGATGTATGGGTAACAGATGATGGGATGGTATATAATACAAACGCAAAGGGAAGGTGGGGGGAACTAATTGGGCATATGAAGGATGGCGAGTTTGTGCCCCTTTGAAGCGCGTTTGGTTTAAAGAGTTTTTGTGTCCGAATATAATAGGGTGGTAACACCCTGGCTCCAGATAGCTCAGTTGGTAGAGCGGGGGATTGTAGCATATTATGCTCATCAACAATCCTCCCCAAGTCACTGGTTCGAATCCGGTTCTGGAGAATTTTGGTCTTTTAGCTCAGTTGGTTAGAGCATTCGGCTGTTAACCGGAAAGTCGTAGGTTCGAAACCTACAAGGACCGCCTTATTTTTCAAAAGTCTTACTCTTAAAAAATAAGGACAACCTGTTATTTTGTTTAACAGATTAACAGGTGGTATCAAGGAGTTGTATCTCAGGGCAATGATATTGATATCACCACCGTTTTTTTGCCACCCCTTCAAAATCTAGAGTGGCACTCTAGACCTTGTCGACACATCTTGAATGATCAATAAAGTTCAAGATTAGGAACCTCTTGCCCAGGTTTTTTGGACATGGGGGAGAAAAACGTGGTATTATTGGCCCGCCCCCAAAAAATACCAATTAAGTATCTGAGATTCTCGCTTTTTGATTGCCCTTTCTTGTACACATTGTCTAAAAGAAAGAGTCATCCGTCTAAACATTTCTTTAGACTTATTCACATATGTCTAATAAAATATTTATTGACCTTTTTTTGGAAGAAAGTTCTCGGCGACTTACAGTCTTACCAAGTTTAGGTGATGCGTGGAATTACGTAAGTAGGGTGGTTGGATGTCAGTGGCGTGTAAATCCTACATTTAAGAGCTCTCAGTCAACGCATTCCAGCTTACAGGAAAGTGAGCATGAAGAGACGCGCGAACAGCCTCAGCATACTGGCGAATCTCCCACTGAGCCGATGGATCTAGGCGTAGCTGACAGAGTCGTGCGTAGGCGGCGAGTGATCCAGTCTCAATAAACTCGGTAAACATACCCTGTGGAAGGATTGTGCGTGCCACCTCTGGAGCCACGCCCATACCAAGAAGCTCATCATAAGTATCAATACACTTCTGATTTAGTGTACTAATCATCTCTACAGCGCTCGTATTCTCAGGCACACCCTCGTCCTTACTCCCCTGCTTCACCTTTGCGTCACGAGCGCGAACAATAACAGGTGTATAACACTCGGGCTTATCATCTACATATCGCCGACTCACCTCATTGCGAGCAAAGCCAATCTGATGGCGAAACCACTCACGGGCCACGAAGATTGGCATCTTCAGACGAAGACGAATCTGGGGGTGAAAGAATGGTGTAACATGATTGTACTTTGCTAGGTACTTGATAAGCTTCTCATCGCCCAGTGTCATCTCGTGTGACTCCTTATGGAAGGATACACGTGCGGCATTTACAACCGTTAGGTCGCTGCCCATTACCTCTAGCACCTCAACAAAACCGAGATCAAGAACTGGCATTTTGGACTTGATATAGAGGGCTGGCCCAGTGTCATTTTTTTTCCTGTTGGCTAAAGAATGGCCATGGATAATCTGTATGGAGGATACAATTGTAGCGGCTGTTATCAAGAAGTTTCTCGAGCGTTCAGAGCTTGGGCAAAAGAAGTATGGAACGACTCTTGATCGTGAGGATTTGAAGCCTCGCGATTGGATTCAGCATGCCCAGGAGGAGCTTATGGATGGGATTCTGTATCTTGAGAAGTTGAAGCAACTATTGAGTA